ACATGGGATCCGCTCAACCAGGTTGAGAGCCCCAACCGCGTTGATGCTCTCGTGCATGGGTTGACCGACTTGCTCGTGCATGCACCGCCGCCCAGCTACACCCCCACATCTGGACTGTACCGCCCGCGCCGCTGACATTTTGTCAAGCCTGTTGCCTTTTTGGCACGACTGGCCTAGTCTCGTGGCATGGCCCAAACGCCGAGTCAACAGGTATGGACGCAAATCCCGCTCTATACGAATTGGCGTTCGACCGACTCGGTCAATGACCTTGCGCACGTTCTGCGCGAGCACGAGTACGGGATTTTTTACCGCTCGTCGACGCTGTGGGAAGAAATGCTTTCAGACGATCGCATCGGCGCCGTCATCGACACCCGCATCGGCGGAATACTATCAGCCAACCTGCATTTCCAGCCAGCCGAAGAGGGTCACCGTAAATCGAAAAAACTAGCCGACATCCTAGGCGGCCACGACCAGACCGAGGATGACGGTCTTTGGCTGCGCATGATGGATCCTGACACCGCGGCCGAATTGCTCAAGTGGAAAATCGGCTTGGGAATGGCGTTTGGTCCCATCGTATGGGACACACGAGACGGCGAGTGGGTTCCGCGCGTGATTCCTTGGCATCCGCGCTTTCTTCGCTACGACTGGGGTCGGCGCGCGTTCGTGGTCATCGCACAGGAAGGCCCCGAAATCGTCATGCCACGTACCGACGAAGAGGCGAGAGGCGATGGCAAGTGGTTTTTCTGGGGCGGATACCGATCATGGATGACCGGCCTGATTCGTTCGCTCGGAATGAAGTACATCGATCGCAACTGGACCGAGCGCGACTGGGCCAGGTACTGTGAAAAATACGGGCTCAACATCATCGAGGGCAAGGTTCCCAGCGGGGCGACCGACCAGGAAAAGGAGGCCTATCAAGCCCAGCTGGTCAACCTCGGGAACGAGCCAACCATCGTCACGCCACAGGGACGCAGCAAGGATGACGCCAGCTTCGGCCTGGAAATTCACGAGTGTACCGCCCAAGGCTGGCAGGCTTTCAAGTCGCGCAAGGAATCTCTAGACACCGACATCGCCGTGCGGGTGCTTGGGCAGAACCTCACCACCGAGGTCAAAGGCGGTTCGCTCGCGGCGTCCAAGGTCCACGAGGGGATTCGCGGCGACGTCAAGCGTAGAGACGCGCACTTTTTCAAGGCCGCCCGCGAGCAGCTGCTGTGCTGGTGGGCTTTCTACAACTTCGGCGATCCCGAGTTGGCGCCGTACCCTCGGCCCGAGATTGAAGCGGCCCTAGACCCGGTGGACGAGGCGACGCAGCTCCTAACGCTCATGCAGGCGATGCAGATTGCCCCGCCAGAGGTCGACGCGGGCGCCATCCTGGAAGCGCACGGCGTGCCCGTACTCGAAGGCGACGCGCTTGCCGAGAAGATTGCCCGCATGCCGGCGCAACCCGTGCCGGGCGCGCTCCCAGGCGCACCAGCGAAGGCCAAGACGGTCAGCGACGGCACGGCCGGGCAGATGGCGGCAGCAATGGCCGGCGGTGGAGACGAGCCCAAGGATGACACCGAGGACACCACCAAGAAGCTCACGGCATCTATCGGGCAGCTCGTAGCACTCAAGGCGGGCACGGTCCAAGCCAAGCGGCAGGCCAGCTACTCCAAGACGGTCGCGGCCCGCGCGCGGCGGCTCGCAGGGCAGGCGCTGGCACCGATGATCCAGGGGCTCATGGACGGCATCGACAAGGCGCAGAGCTTCGACGACATCAAGCGGCTAGTGGTCGTGCACGCGCGCAAGCGCGGGGCAGGCGTTCCCGAGATCGCAAAACTTATCGAGCAGGTCAATATCCTGGCCCACTTGCAGGGCCGCGAGGACGTACTCCACTCGGTGATGAGGTAGCCGGTGCCAGCGGTAGCGCTCAAAGCGTCCCCGATGGTCATAGGCAGCGCCGACAAGTTCGACGAGGCGACCGCGGCGATCCGAAAGCGCGTGCCGGTAAAGCGCGACGAGTGGGACACGCTGAACACCGAGGAACGAGAGTACGCCTTCACCGTCTCGAACGTGACCGAGATGCGAGTGCTCCAGGACGTGCTCGACGGCGTGGACCGGGCCATCGACCAGGGCAGCACGCTCGACGAATTCAAGGACGAAATAGCCAGTGACCTGATCGAATCGTGGGGCGGCGAGATGCCGGGCAGAATCGAAACCATCTTCCGCACGAACGTGTTGACCAGCTACGCTCAAGGCCGCGAGGCTGTCATCTCGGCGCCAGCGGTGCGCGCCGCTCGCCCATACACTAGATTCGACGACGTGAGCAGTGACCGCGAATGCGACACGTGCGCCGACTGCGGCGGGGTAGTGCTGCCGGCCGATGACCCATGGTGGTCCACGCACTCGCCATTGCTGCACCACTGCTGCGAGTGCACGAAGACACCACTATCCCAGGAAGAGGCAGAAGAGGAAGGCATCGACGAAGCCGGCCCGGACGTGGACGCTGACGAAGGGTTCGGCGAGGAGCCATCCGCCGAGGGCAAGGACTGGACGCCGGATCTTAGCGGTTTGGATCCTGACCTTCGGGCGGCGCTTGAGGAACGGCTGGCGCGGTAGATTCCCGCTTCCCTTCTGCCCGAGCCTCAATCTGCTGTTCAAGCAAGGCCGCCGTCCCCCTGTGAATCCCGAGCTGCGCCACCGCCCTCGTGAGGGCGTTTCGGCTGAGTCCGAGGAAGTTGGCCGCCTGGCTTATTCCGCCCTTCGAGTCGGCGAACGTGCGCAGCCAGGTGACGTGCTCGGGGGTGAGGACCATATTGTGTTTGTGCTTCACAGAAAGCGATTCAACCACGCACGACGGCAATAGTCAAGACTTTAGTAACTTTAACCTTAACCATCAACGATTGCGCCATTCTGTCACCACAACTCTGCCAATTTGTCACGACTTCTGCGACCATGGCAAACGTGGGTGAAGCGAAACGGCGCCGACAGATCCAAAACGTCATCAGTCTGGCAGTGCGCAGCGTTTCCGCATTCGACGAGCCGGCCGAGGGTTCGGCGCGAGTTGCGCCCTCGGAGTTTCGGCTTTTCCGCGCTGGCGTGAATTCAACCGCCAAGGGTGACTTTGTCTTTGACGCCGAGTCCGCCGCGAGCGTGATGGCCGCGTACACCGCGCGCCAGACGCCCTTTATGGGCGACTACGAGCACATGAGCCTCGCGCAGCCGCCGGTCAAGGCGCCCGCGAGCATCACCAACTTCGTGCCCGAGGTCCGCATGGACAGCACGGGACAGCCTGAGTTGTGGGCCACGCAAGTGCAGTGGACCGACACGGCCCGCGAACATTTGGCGGCCGGCGAGTATCGCCTCTATAGCCCCGCGTTCATGCCCGACAGCGAAGGCGTGCGCGTCGCTTACCTGATCAACGTAGCTCTGACGAATTTACCCGCGACCTACGGCCTTGAGCCGCTTGTGGCCGCTTCATCCGCAACCAGCAACGAGGAGTCCCCAATGGACGAAGAGAAACTGAAGGAGCTGGGCGCGAAGCTCGCCCAGGCCGAGAAAGACCGCGAAGAGTTCAAGGGCATGTGCCAGAAGATGTCGGACACCGTGAAGAAGCTCACGGGCAAGACGTTCGACGAGTGGGCGGCCGAAGAGTCGGCCGAGCACAACACCGACGGAGAGAGCGAAGAGGGCGCCGAGAAAGAAAAGGCGCTCAAGGCGGCCGAAGACACCAAGGCGCTCACCGCGCTCAAGTCGAAGCTGTTCGCCCTGACGGGCAAGTTCGATGTTGCCGAGGCGCTCGGCTGCGTGGCGCTGTCCGTGGCGCAGTCCAAGGAGTTCGTCGCGCTCAAGGCTCAGCTCGAAACCGAGAAGGCCGCCGCGCTTGAGACGGAGTTCGCGGGCCTTGTCAAGTCGGCCACTGCCGAAGGCAAGCTCTCGCCGTTCAACGCGGAGTTCATTGTCGGGCTCAAGGCGGACTTCGGCACCGAGCGCGCGCTTGCGGCGCTCAAGAAGGCGATTCCATCCGCGGCTATCGTTCAGCTTCGCGCCCCCATCGACCCGAAGACGGGCCACGGGCTCGACAGCAAGGATATGGAAATTGCCCGCGTGATGGGCATCAAGCCGGAACTTCTCCAAAAGCAGTACGAATCCAACTTGGTCGGTCGCTAACCGCCAAAACAAAGGAAACCCATCATGGCACTTTCAACATTCAGAGCAACCGACCGAATCGAGAACAAGGAGATCGCCGACGGCTACCTGGCCACCGGCGTTCTGGCCTACGCGGGCGGCATAGCCTGCATCGACACCTCCACTGGCTACACCGTACAGGGGCAGACCAAGCTCGGTCTGATTCCCTACGGAGTCTTTGAATCCACCGTCGACAACACGTCCAACGGTTTCAACACCGCCGGCTACCCCGTGCGCATTCGCGTGGGCACCTTCGGACTGGCGAACAGCACCGCGGGCGACGCCATCACCTACGCAAGCCGCAGCCAAATCTGCTACATCGTCGACGATCAGACGGTGGCGCTCACCGACGGCAGCGGAACCCGCTCCCCCGCTGGCGTCATCTACGACGTGCCGCTTTCGGGTCAACCCGGATACGGGACGGTGCAAGTCACGCTCAAGTCGGCCAACGGCACCAGCCGCGCCCTCATTGATGGGACCAACGTGGCTCCCACGACGGGCACGGGCATCGGCAAGGTCAAGATCACCCTGGTCATTCCAGTCGTCGACGGAGCCGGCACCACCAACACCGACACGGTGCTGGACGCCACCTACGGGAAGATTCTAATCACCGCCGCTCGCTTCGTGAAGACGGGTTCCACCGGCGGCTCCTCGGACACTGTCCAGCTCGCCAACGGCGCGACCACCAACTACATCACCGACGCTCTCGCGCTTTCCACGAAGGCCGCGAACGTCGTCACCGAAGCGGCGCAAGTCATTCAGACCTACAACACCGTCAATGCGGGGGCCACTCTCCGCAGCGTCAACGTCCACTCCACGACCAGCGTCGCAGGCGTCTGGTACATCGACGGCGTGCGCGTGTAACCCGGAACCGGAAAGGATCACACCATGGCCCTCGAACTCAACTCAGCAACAGCACAAAAGCTCTTCGTCACCTTCCAAGCGATTTTCAACGAAACGTACACGGCGGTCCCGACGTTTTACCAGGAATTCGCCTCGGAAATCCCAAGCGGATCGACGACTCAACTCCATCACTGGCTTGGCCAACTGCCCTCTATGCGGCAGTGGATCGGCGACAGGGTCGTGCATGCTCCGGCGCTGCGCGACTACACCCTGACCAATCTGAACTTCGAGAACACAATCGCCCTCAACAAGTTCAAGATTGCAGACGACCAATACGGCGCCTTTGGCCCGACCGTCAAGCTCTTCGCCGACGCTTGCAAGCGTTGGCCAGATGAGCAGATGGCGGCGGCAGTTGAAGCCGCCACCACGGCGCTCTGCTACGACGGCCAAGCGATGTTCGCCACGGCTCACCCGGTGAGCACGACGGACTCGACCCAGGGCACCTACAGCAACAAGCTCGTGGGCGCCACCTACGACTGGGCCGCCGATCCAATCGGTGCGTGGCAGCGCGGGTCTGAGGCCATGGCCGCCTTCGTTGGCGACTCGGGCAAGCCGCTCGCGCTCGTTGCGGACACCGTCATGGTTCCACCGCAGTTGCGACGTTGGGCAGTTCAGGCCGCGAAGGCCGAGCTGGTTCCCCAGACGTTCACCAGCAACAGCAACGCCAACGCATCGGCGGCGGGCGTGGGTAACGTCTACGTTGGCGACTTCACCGTCATCGTGAACCCCTACCTGACCTCGACCGCGGCCTACATCATGTGTCGCAACCGCCCCGTGAAGCCGTTCGTTTGGCAGCTTCGCCAGGCTCCCGTGTTCACTCCAGCCATTGACCCGGCCCTACCCAATGTGTTTTACGGGCAAGAGTTGGTCTACGGCGCCGAGGCGCGCGGTGTTGCCGGGTACTCGCTTCCCTGGCTCGCCATCCGAATGTCTGCGTCCTAACCCCATCGTGGGCCGGGCCTGTCACTAGATGGGCCCGGCTCCCCAACCCTGCAAAGGAGCACCAATGTCCGAGGTAACGGAAGAGGTAACCCAGAAAGGCACGGTCTGGCTAGTCCGTGCGGCAGACCGGACAAGCGCCGGCGGCGGTGGTCACCCAGGCATTTGGACGCGCGACCGGTTCTGGCCAAGCGCCACGGACACCAAAGTCACCGTCATCGACGAACTGAAGTGTCCGACCATCCCAAATCAGCACATCGCGGGCCGCACACTTTTGAACCCGACGATCATCGGACAAGAGGAGTGGGCAGACATCCGTGCCAATCCGCAGCTCACTTGCCGGCGCAAGGATGAAGCGTCGGGAGCTGACGATAATGTCGCGCTCGTTCGTCGCATCGCAGAGCTCGAAGCCGAACTCGACCACGCTCACGAAACGATC